AAGAGTCTGCTGAATACGCTACTCAATTCCGTAACACTCTTCAAGAGATTTCGGAAAAGCGTCCTGAGTTCTTCAAAGTTCTTATGGAAGCTTATGAAGTAACTGATGGTAGCATCGATACTATGCACAAGCTTAACACCTATGTGTGGGAAAAGCTTGGAGCTGTTAATAAGTTTATCTGGGATGAAAAGCCAGGTATTCCTAATGAGATTGTTCAGGGTCTGCGTGGTAACATCTACAACGCCATGTTGACTGCAACTCAGGCTCCGTCTGCTGCACTTGCAGGTAACGCTGTAATGCTGTTGGAGAAACCTATTGCTACAATGATTGGAGCTGCTGCTCATCTGGACCTCGCCACACTTCGTCGTGGTATGTACATGTACAGCTCTGTCTTTGACTCCTTTGGTAAAGGTTTGAAGCACGGCGGTAAGATGTTCTGGAAAGCTTCTAAGAACAACTCACCTATGGACTTTGCAACTCGTCAAGACTTTATCACTAAGTCTGATGAGGAGTTGAGACTTCTTAAATCTTTTGCTGATGCTGCAGCTGCTACTGGTGAAGAAGGTGCTTTGGGTATGTATTACATTGCCGAAGCTCTACACGGTCTGGCATACAACCCAGTACTTCGGGCTGGTCCAAACTCTATGATTGGTTTGGATGGTTTGGGTACTGCTGCTATTGCTCATGCTGAAGCACGTGCTGGTGCTCATGATGCTTGGGTTAAGTCTGGTAAGAAGCTAGACGCCGAAGCCATGAAGAAGATTGAGAATGACATCTATAACAAGACATTTGATGCAGACGGTAAGATCCTTGATCCTAAAGTTGAGTATCAATCACGAGAGATTTCTCTTAACTTGGATACCGACAACGTTCGGGCGTTTAACAACCTGTTGAACCAAAACCCGTGGATGAAGTCGTTTATCTTTTTCCCACGTACCTTGGCTAGTGCTGTGTCTGCCTTTGGTGAACGCAGTCCTATCACCTTGTTTATGAATGACTACAGGAAGCTTGTTCTTCCTTATGGTTACAAAGACTTTACCCAGGAAGAAGTTGCGTCCATCATGTCGGCTCGCGGGCTTCCTCCGACCAAAGTAGAGTTTGATAAGCTTCGTGCTGAAACGAGAGGTAGGGTTTATCTTGGTACCGCTTTGTTGTACAAGACGTTTGACATGTGGCGTCAAGGTAGGATTCGTGGAGATGGTAACTCTGATGCTGGTAGGCAACGTACCCGTAGCCAACTTGGTTGGAAGGCTGGCACTGTCTTGACTGATCAGGGTAACTGGGTTTCATTTGATTGGCTTGGTCCTCATGCTCAGTGGATGAAACTGACTGCTACTTTCCTTGATAACTTCTTCGATGATATTGATCCAGTAAGTGCTGAAAACTTCTTTGCTAAAATGGCTTTTGTCATGGCAGCAGGTTTTAACAGTCAGTCAATGTTCTCGGCTGTTGAACCAATGCTAGACGTGTTGGATGGTAATGAAGTTCAGATGAATCGTTGGGCAGCTAACTTTACCAGCAACTTGGCACCGTTGTCCGCTGTTCGTAAACAGTTTGGCGACATCATGTATCCTGGTTTGCGTATTATGGAGAATGACTTCCAAAGCTTCTTCCTTAATCGTAACAGGTTCTTGCCAGCTGCAAAGGAAATGCCTAACCTTCCTGACTGGTTTGAAGGTAAGCCTGTTGGCTATCCTGAAGATCCGTTTATCCGCTTTAACAACGGCGCTTTTCCTTGGAAGGTGTATGACGGTAAGATCTCCGATGAGCGTCAGTATCTGATGGACATTGGTTGGGATCATCGTCCTATTTTTGAAAAGGGAGAGAACGGCGTTGAATACACTGTGGATGAAAAGCAAGCATTGTATGCTGCTCTTGGTACCAACCAAATCTTTAAGAAAGAAGTTACCAAGATTATGAACCGATTGCCTGCTAAAACTTTTATTGAACAACTGCAAGCTCAACGAGCTGATGGTTCCCAAGTGGATGCCAAGTTGTTCTATGATGTTTACGGGGATCTGAATACTGCAGCCCGCATCGCCAAACAAATGGCTATTGAAAGTATTGAACCTCAAATGCTGAGGGACATTAGGATTCGTGAGATGCAGGCAGCTGAAAACATTAAGGCACAGAAACGTGGTCAACGACCTGTTTATGATGTCACCACAATGACCAATCGTTAATCCACCCATTCCCAATTACTAATTAGCGTAATGGCTGTTAATCCTGAAGATTTTTATAATGGGGATGGATCCAGAGTTCTATTCCCTTTTACATTTGAATACCTTGAAGAGTCTGACGTTAAAGTCAGTGTTGACGGTACCGTAAAGACTCAAACTACTGACTATACTTTTGCCAACGCTACAACTATTTCATTTAATACTGCTCCTGCTTCGGGAACAGATAACGTTCGTATCTACCGTGACACGAATGTAGATGAATTAAAAGCTACTTTCTTCCCAGGTTCTGCCATCCGTGCAGATGACCTTAACGATAACCTGACTCAGAACAATTACGCTGTTCAGGAAATCAAAGCTTATTATTGGGACAACGAAACCGATACGATTCATAGCAACGAAACGTGGGTAAGCTCTGATACTCAGATTGCTACCACCGCCGCTATGGATCAGCGGTTCCTTGATGAAGCCGATGAAATTATTAAAAGCACAGATACCTGGGTAAGCGATGATGATCGTGTAGCCAGTACTGCCGCAATTGACAACCGTGTAGACAGCAAGATTGACACTGCTATCGAAGGAGACATCCTGATTGATGCGACTGGTCTTTCTAAGTCTGCAGCTGGTGGTCAGGTGACTCTGGGTATTGCTGCTGGTTCCGTCGATCTGGATCGTATTAAAGCAGAAGATATTATTACTTCCGCTGAAGTTAATCCTAATAACGATAGCACTATCGCTACCACGGCTAAGATCGACGACATGATCGACGCTGCTATCACTGGCGATATTGCTGTTGATAGCACTGGTCTTACCCTGACCGATGATGGCGATGGTACCATTACCCTGGGTATTGGCGCAGGTTCTGTTGATCTTGACCGCATTAAAGCTGGTGACATCATCAACCTTGCTGAGCAAGATGCAGGACCAACTACTGCCGATACCAGCATCTTCACTTCTAGTGCTGCTGCTAAGCGGTTTGATACCCTTGTTCAAACTGCCACTCCTAGCGGTAGTGACTATCAAGTAGGTAAGACCTGGCTCCAGAATGATGACGATCTTACGTTGTCTATTTGGAATGGTTCTGGTTGGACTGCTATTACCTCTGGTGGTACGTTCACCGAACAGCCTAGCGTTGTTTATGTGGACCAAGCCTCTGGTGATGACAATAACACTGGTCATCGTATCAGTACTCCTAAGGCAACCATCAAAGGTGCTATTGACCAGATCAACGCCGAGATTGACACCGAAATCACCTCTGGTGGTTCTGGTTACGTCGAAGGTTCCTACAGCACTGTCGCTTTGACTGGTGGTAACGGTACTGGTTTGACTGCTGACATCACTGTCAATGCCTCTGGTGTTGTGACTGCTGTCACGGTTAACAGTGCTGCTACCCTTGAGGATTACAGCATTGGTGACGTTCTGTCTGCCAGTAATACTGACCTTGGCGGTTCTGGTTCTGGTCTTCAGATCACTGTAACTGGTGATGGTGACGGACAGATCGTTATTGTGTCTGCTGGTGCTTACCCTGAAGTTGCACCTATCCAAATCAAGCGCCGTAACGTTTCGATCATTGGTCAGTCGCTGCGTAGCTGCATTGTGCATCCTACCTCTGCAACTGAAACCAATACTCTGTTTGAACTGAACAGTGGTTCGTACATCTCTAACCTGACACTTACTGGTGTTAAGGCTGGTACGGGTACTGGCAACACTCTTGACGCTACCCTGCCTACAACTCAAGGTTGGAACTTTGCATTCTATGAGGATGCATTTATTACCAAATCTCCGTACATCCAGAACTGTACTAACTTCTCGGATAGTGAGATTGAGAACAATCCAGCAAGTGCTAACTACCTGATTCATAACCCTGCTGGTGGACAAGCTGGTGACACTGACTCCGATCCTACTGGTGGTGGTCTGCTTGTCAACGGTGCTACTCCGCACGACGATAGTCCCCTGCGGTCTATGGTGGCTGATAGCTACACCCACGTTGCACTGAATGGTCCTGGTATCCTTGTTGTTAACAACGGTTACACCCAGATTACCAGTAGCTATGCATTCTTCAACAAGTATCACATCAAGTGTCTGACTGGTGGTCAGGCTAACCTGGCTGCTTCTACTACTGACTTTGGTACGCAAGCACTTGTCGCTGACGGACGTTCTACTACTGCTATCTTTAGTGGTACTGTCCAATCAAACGCAAGTGCAGGAGCTACTGTATTCCGTGTTCATAATCTTTCAGCAGATGCTTCGTGGCATGGTAGCGCAACACGTCCTCAATCTAATATGCTGGTTGAGGTTAACGGTGATGTATACCCAATTATTTCGGCTACTCTTCACGGTGCTAGTAGCTGGGATGTAGAAATTAGTAATCCAGATCCTACTAATCGTAGTAATAATCTTGGACTAATTTCTGCTGTTAGCAGCAGCGATGATGTTGATTTCTTCCTCCGTTCTCAGATCGCCTCTAGCGGTCACACGATGGAGTACGTCGGTTCTGGTACTGATTACACCGCACTGCCTGAGAACGGTGGTGTTCCGATTGAAGCTAATCAAGTCGTTGAATCTAACAACGGTAAGATTTGGACCGCTACTACCGATCACAACGGTAAGTTCAAGGTTGGTGACTTCTTTGAAGTAGATCAACAGCTTGGTTTCGTTACGATTCCTAATGGTTCTATTGCCTTTGACCTTGCTTCGGATCCTACTCCTGAACTAGCTGCAAACCTTGACGCTAACAGCAACCGTATTACGGACCTTGCTGATCCAACTGCTGCTCAAGACGCTGCTACTAAGAACTACGTTGACACTGAACTGGCTGGTTTGAGTGCTAACTCGATTAGTGCAGGTGATAGCAATATTACTGTTACTGACACGGGCGTTGGTATTATCAGTATGAATGTTGATGGTAATATTATTCTCGCTGCTGATTCAACACAGATTATTCCTGACGTTAATGTAAAGTTTGCTGACAACGTAAAAGCCACGTTTGGTACTGGTGGCGACCTTGAGATTTATCACGACGGCAGTAATAGCATAATCGATGATGTTGGGACAGGTAATCTTCAGTTTAAAGTAGCAGGATCAACTAAACTAGAAACTACCTCTACCGGCATCGACGTAACCGGCACGGTGACGTGTGATGGGTTGACGAGTGATGGTACTGCGACTATTCAGTCTGGAACTGGAACAGTTGTTATTAAAGATACCGACAGCGATGGTGACGCTTCTAAGACTTTAGTTGAATTTAGGCAAAGTGATGATGCACTTCAAGGTCGCGTAGGTTACATTACTACTGGCAACGACGACCTGTACGTTTATAACAGTAGAGCTGCAAACCTTGTTTTTGGTACTGCTAATAACGACAGGGTTCTAATTGACGGCGTCGGTAATTTGCGACCAAGCGTTGACAGTACCTACGACCTTGGCGTTACCGGAACTCGCTGGCGCAACGTCTACGCTGACACTCTGTACGGCGACGGTTCTAACCTGACTGGTATTCAAGCTGGCGCTACTGGCGGCGGCAGTGATGACGTGTTTTATGAAAATGGTCAAACTGTTACTACTAACTACACCATTACAACTAACAAACACGCCATGAGTGCTGGTCCTATCACGATTAACAGCGGTGTAACTGTCACCATTCCTACTGGTTCAAACTGGGTTATTGTTTAATTATGGCTATTACTATTAACGGATCCGGTACGATTACCGGACTAACGGCAGGTGGACTGCCTGATGGAAGTGTTACTAACGCTGATCTTGAATATGCTGGCACAAGCGGTCAAGTCCTGACTAGCCAAGGTTCTGGCAGTGCTCCGCAGTGGGCGACTCCTGCTGCTGGTGCATCAGAGTTTTTTGATGTTGCTGGTGTGGCGAGTACTAGTGGAGTTCAATGGACAATCCCGTCAGACGTAAATAGAATTGTGATTGCCTATTACGATTTAAGCGGCGCCAGTACAGGCAATTTGCAAGTTCAAATTGGGACAGGCGGGACGTTGCAAACATCGGGTTACAATTTCTTTGACGGTTATATAGGAAGTGTTTACTCAGGAACTAAACGTGCCAATCAAAATGCTTGGTACACTACCATGAGCAGTAATAGCGGAAACGAATACAGCGGTATTATTACTATTCAATCGGTTGACGAAACTAATTCTTGGTGGGTTATTGATTGGGTTAACTATGATGATGTGAACGCTGGAAACACAATTGCTAGAGTTAGTGGCAACAAAGGATTTAGTGGTCGGCTAGATATTGTGCGTTTTGCGCCCACAACCGGTAATTTTGATAGTGGCGCTGTTTCCATTAACTACTTCACATGATCATGACTGAACTGCTAATCAACACCGTTTCAGGCGAACGAACTCAAGTTTCTTTGTCTGATGAGCAAATTCAAATCCGAGAAAATTTTAATCAAAACATTCAGCCTTCCATTGATGTGGAAAGGCTCCGTCAAAAGCGGAACCAACTCCTCGCTGAAACCGACTACCTTGGTCTTCCCGACCTTGGCGGGTTCTCTGCAGAAATGACTGCATACCGTCAAGCTCTCCGTGACCTTCCTGCAAACACTACTGACCCAGCCAACCCAGTTTGGCCAACTAAACCGGAGGTTAACTAATGGCACTACGATTAAACGGCAGTAGCTCCGGTTACGTCGAACTAGATGTACCAGCAGATGCTGGCAGTCATACGCTGACCCTACCCGATGGTGGTGGGTCTAGCGGTCAATACCTGCAGACCGATGGTTCTGGTGGGTTGAGTTGGCAGACGGTTGCTACGCCTACTGTATTGTTTGA